TATTCTTCTTCTCCTTCTAGTTGTTCTAAGTGATAGTTATAATCTGTTACAAATTTATCCATTAAAAACCTAAGCTTTCCCATGTCAGGTTGTACTTTAAATGTATCACTACCACATGCTTTATTAAACTGCTGTGCCCATACTTTCATATACTTAGGGTGCGTAAAAATGTTTACACGATTTACATCAAATGGTTTATTCCCACTCAAGATTATCCATCTCCGTTTCTAATTTTTCTATACAATCATTACAATACCTAACCAATGTAAAATCTGTCATGTAACTTACACCACATATTTCGCATACAAGATTAAGTATTTTGTTTATTTCTTTTCTAAATATTTTGTTTATGTTAGACCATGTCATCTACATGACCCCATACTTTCTCACAATAATCACAATATACTTGGTCAGTTACCACGCATACTGTGTCTAGTTTGTGTCCACAACAAATCATTATCAGTTCCTTTCCAACAATGTTTACTACTGTTCCAATGATGCCATCCATCATTATACACTAACCATGCTGCGACTGCAGTTGATACCTCTGGGTTAGTACGCTTACTTATTATACCAAGCTTAGGTTTTAACCAAGCCCATGTATCATCATTAAACTGCCAGAGTCCAACATCCCTAGTACCGTTAGTATTATTACCGATAGCATGCGGGCGGCCGCTACTCTCACAGTATATAATACCTAATGCACGAGGGATGTCTTCCTCTTTAAAATACCTGGATAACATTTCAGTATGTTCAGATACATGAATTATATTTTCTTGTACTTCTATACATTCACGATACTCAGGTATTATGTCAGTTGTTAGAACCATAGGGAAAAAACAACTGACTAATATTTCTATCATTAGCTAATGGCAGAAGTTTTTGATGGAACTTCTGTACAAAAATAATGTACAAGTCCCTTCTTTTTACTAGGTAAAGTTGTTATCTTATAACCTTCCTGCCTAAGGTTATGTATAATACCACCAAATCTATGACAGTATAACTCAGCTACAAACTCCCAGTTACTTATAGGACTTTCTCCCATGTATCTGGTTAATACATACGCAACTAACTGCGTCTTGCTTTTAATGTAAGCTGGTATTGCTTCACCTCTGAATGATTCTGGAATCATATGTTCCACTCCTTTGGTATATCGCTGTTGTCTAACCACCATGACTTACGCCACTTACCTGTATGACCTCCGCATTGTACAGGGTCATTAGTACTGCATGTAAAGTCTGGACTTTTATCTGACTTTTTACTGTTACGATTGTCATACACCATTGCTTGACAATATGGACATTTTAAGTCATCACGATATTTGTTTTGTTGTTCCATGTCTTTTACGACCTCTCCGATAAGACCACCTGGTTGTTGTAATCCATCTGTTTTGTCTGTTGCTTCAAGACCTGCAGCCTTAAGTTTATCTTCTAATGATAACTCATCAAACTGCTCTTGTGTATATTCAACTGGCATATCAACAAGTCGTTCTATCATAGCAAAGTACTTGCTTACTTGTTCATCTGTCCAATCTGTTTTAGACATAGGGTATTTCATTGTACGTGCATACTCGTTAGCAGTACCTATAATACGCTGCAATGTTTCTTTGTTCTGAATACCTTCAGTCATTGCATGTATAGTGCTAGCTATAAAGTTTACATCTTGCATTAGAAAGGTGCTTCGTCTTTAGGATAAGGTTGCATCTCATCATCTACTGTTGTACCTTCACCTACGATGCTGTCCATGATGTCATTCATACGTTTAATATCCTCTGGTGTAGGCTTATGCTCTTTCTTACGCATGTCTACTTTAGTTACTTCTACCCTATCTTCTGGTTCAGTAGCTGCTGTAGCCTCTTCTTCTGATTGTTTACTGCCTGACCATAGCTCTACGCCAAGGCCAAATCTCATACATGCACGTTTAAATGCATCAGACTCTGCGTCTTTAAGATTGCTGCCATCATTAAACTTAGCATTGCTTAGCTTAAATGTATCTACATCACCGAAGCCATCATAACTACCCATGCCTTCTATTGTTATAGTACCTTTAGCACCAACTATTCTTTTATCACCATTGTGTGTACCATATACAGGTTCACATTGCCAGGTGTATTGTACTCCACTGTCCCTTAGGCGTTCTACATAATGTGCGTGTGGCACATAATCACCGAACTTTCCTGCGGGTGCTTTACGAACTAACTCCTGTGGAAATGGAGATAGTAAGTCAACGTTATTTGCCATAACATTCCTTCCTTCTATTATCTTCGTGTGAGAGTCAGTTAGTGACGAACACGAAGATAAGTTTATTCTTCTTCTAAGCCTAACAGTTTCCTTAAATTATATATACCTATCTCAACAGGTACTAATTTAACGTTACCACTGTCATTCATTAGTATAAAGTGTGGCTTATTTCCTAAACCACTGTACTCTATACTCTGTAATTTCCAGTTAGACTTGACAATATTGTCTATCATATGTATATTATATGCCCTATATTTCCTCATTTGCAAGCTTTACTAGGTATTCTGCAGTTACTCCTGCACCTGGTTTAGCAAACAATAACCATTGACATGGCCTTCCCATACTAGCTAACTGTTCTAATGCATATGTATTGTATGATTCAGTAGAACCATTAACCCATAACCTTACGTCATTGACGTACATAGTTGTAGGTGTATGGAAATGACCAGCAATAGCGTAGTCAAAGTCGGGCATGAGGCCTCGACTAGCTAATGCTTTCCATCCTAACAGTTTCTTACCAAAGCCATACCAGGGAAAACCTGAATGACCTCGTATGTTATCACCATGCCACACAAAAAACTTACATCCTTCACCTACATCAGCTATATCAAACCAGTGATTATCACCTGTACTATCAGGTATAGTCCATGTCATACGCTTTTCATCTTTGTATATCATAGACATAATCTTTCCAAGCATTCTATCTGCATTAGAATCTGGATGATAATCCTTACGTGCTCTACCACCAAGGCTACCATGATTACCTATAACCCAATGAACATCTACTTCTTTGAAGTTTGCTAGCAATGTATCAAAAAATTTTGTTAATATTCTGGGACCGTCAATAGTTACCTGGTTATATAAGCTAGCGTCTATGAGATGTGTTTGACCTGGAAATATAAGCTCACCTTCTACTATATCACCAGCTGCTAGTACTACACATTTATTAACTGGATGTGCTGAACGTTGTACATTAGTAAGCTCTACTATTTTATTTGCATACTCAACTACACGTTCTTCTGCTACTTGTGTATTGTAATCTGGTGTTACTTTTGCTAACTGTACATCACTTAATATAGCTACTGCTATTTCTTCGTTTTTAGTTTTTTTATGTAGTTTAGGTTTAGGTATTTTAGGTTTATCCCACGTCCGTAGGTTTGTAGAAACTGCCTGATATACAGCGTCAATCATATCAGCTTTTTTATTCTTAGCTTTTTCTAATTGTTTGAGTAAGCGTAAATTATCTTTTTTTAGTTCTTGAATTTTATGAGATTCAGCTTCAGCTATAAGCTTGTTAATTTCTTTATCTGATTTAGCCATGCGTTGCTATGTTTTCGAAATGATGTCGTACTGCTGACTCACTTATCTTTATATTAAAATGTTCTTTAAGTAACCTAGATACAACGTAAGGTTTAATTGGTGTACCATTCTTTACACGCTCTTCGCAGCCATCCCAAAAGGGTTGTGCTTCAGGTGTAATCCTGGTTAAGATAGCACTACGTTTACCATTTTCTGCTTCGTATAGTAATTCATCTATATCCATTGTTGTCATTATACTCATGGTTATTTATATTACAAGGACCTAATCGTACAGTCTACGCCAACGTCTATACTTGCCTGTTGGAGGGCGTGCACATCTAGTGCATCTGAAGGTACCCCGTTGCTATGACGTACAACTCAGAGTTTATCTTAGTGTGCCAGGTCTGATAATTATTTGCATTAGCTTTTTACTACATTTTAAAACGCTATCAGTACCAACGTTTGCTCATCTCGCAGACTGTATTTATAGGTTGTTAATTGATATTACATGTTTATCCTTTCAAATGTTCTATCACTCGTGGCAACACTTGGCCTCACTGCGTCACCTACTCAATCAAATGTAAACCCCCTCCAGTGATACTTTCGGGGGGAGTGTCTCCTTGTTTCGTTGCTGCGTGTCACCACTCGCTACAGCTATCGGAACCCTCTGGCATTACGTATCCTCGCTGCCTCGCTAGGAGGTGCTAGCTTCGTTGCTTCGTCACTCCATGCCAACGGGTCCCTCAAGAATTGGTATGTGTAGCAGTGTTCACTATGGGTTGATTGTTGACATTCATGAGGTTATCACCTGTTGCAGGTTCTCCCTGCACTCTATTCTGCTACTAAATATAGCTTTGATTAGCGGAAAGGAACACTAACACACTTGCGTGTTTACTATATTCCATACCACTATACTACATTCAGTTTTAATGCATGTTCTTTTACCTCGTCAATATCTTTGAGGTTAATAATTCTATTGGCTGTACATATATCGTAACAATCTTTAAGTAAATTGTAACCATTGCTATTTCTGCCTATACCAAATACTTTCATATCTGATACCCATATTCTACGTGGTGGCATCTCTGCTAACCAGCGTAGTGCAGGACCGTCAATAACATTACCGCCACCACTATGGTCATCAAGATATGTATCATCAACACGCATACCATTTTTAGCAATAATACGTAGATTACCTCCATTGTGATAGCCATTGTACATAGCTATGTTTACAGCAGGTAACAACATCATAATATCTAGTATGTCTTTGCCATAAAAATTCATACTACCTGATGCATCTATTAGTATTGTGCCACCTTTAACACGTTGTTTTTGTTTGAATATCTTTTTATCTATACAATATCTGTTGATATATTTAGGATTGTAACCATAGTCCATAGGTCTATATGCACGTCCATGATTAATTCGTGAACGTAAGTTAACAGACATAGGAGGTTCATGTATTTCCATTTTACCCCATTCACCTATACCACTACCAGAACGATATAACATATCTTCTTGTAATGATGTACGCATACGCTTTTCTAATTCATCTGCATTACCTGCAGAAGCTATTTGTTCATCACCCTCACCTTCACCTTCATGTTCTGATTGTCCAGGTTGTGATTTTGGTGCGTGTATTTCATCTGGTTTAGGTTTATCAATAAACTCATTGATAACATGAGATAATTTTTCTGCAAGTTTTTGCACTTTACGATAACTAGGCCATTGATTGTACCTATGATTAATAAGTTTAGCTGCATAACTATTAGCTACTTGTATTGCAAATTTTAGTTCTGATTGTCTAATGATATGTAATGTTTCATCATCAGATGCTTTATCAAATGCATTTACAACATCTCTACTTATTTGTGCTTCTAGTACATAATGGTCATTGACGTATGTTTTACTAGCAAGTATATACAATATAATATCAGCAACACTAGCTGACTTTATCATACGTAATATCATTGCTTCTACTTGTATCATACATAATACAGGTTCATCACATGGCAATTTTGCACGTGCTGCAAGTAAATAATTAATACGTACTTCTTCTAGTGCATGTATACAGTCAGCCCTAGTACCACGCATTAGTTTACCCATAGTTTTAGGGGACCATTTAGCGTGACCTAGTTCGTGTCTACGTATCATACGACCATGGTTAACACCACATTCTTCACATTCCCTATTCATAGGTACATACATTTGTCTGTTTAAGTTGTCTGTCCTAGGTTGTGGGTCGTGCTCAGTATTTTCGTAAACATTCCAGTCTTCACCAGTAACTATTTGGGGATATGGATATGCTTTACTGTTATACATTTGCTTTAGATAATGTTATGGCATCTATTAATTCTTCTGCTTTATCACCGAATACTAGCTTAGCTGCAGTTTCTGGAGTAAATCCTTGTTCTTGTAAGCCGAAAAATTCTGACCATGCACGTACAGATATACGTTCTTCAGGGTCATCAACCATAGTTGTATCATGTATTACACCATGCCATTCTTCTGGGAATTGTTCCATTGCCATTGGATGTATACTATCGACATAGATTTTTACAGGAAATCTATCTTTAAGTGCAAGAGGTAAGCTCTCTGGTGGACTGTTAGTAGTAGCAACTACTTCGAACCCTTCAGAAGGTCTTACTGTTTCCTTACTATCATTATTGAGTGTCAACATTGCTATGTCTTGGTCATCCAATATAGCATGCAAGAATGTCATAGCGTCTGGTGATGCGTGGTCTATCTCGTTGATAACCAACCTACCGCCATTACGCCATGCTTGTATTGCAATACCGTCATGCCATTCGAACTGACCTGTACTTGAAGGCTTATAAAAACCTTCTAAGTTTGCAGATGCAGTATCTTCTGTCATTGTAACCTGATACACATTAGGTGTACCGTCTGCATTAAGTGGTGCAGTTTGTTTGACTGCACTGTATGTTTTACCTGTACCTGGTGGGCCGTATAATAATACACGTCTAGTCTTACCTAGTACAGCTTGTATTTGTTTCCAACAATCGTTTTCCATTAGTCGTTCCTTTCTATATTTTTGAGGAAATCATCAGCTTCATCGCCAATGTTTTCCATCATATGGTTTATGTTTGTAGTAGTCATATCTAACAACTTACCTTCGTCCTGTGTAAGGTGGCATTGTATAGATGTAGGTTCTATCTCTAACCATTGTCTAAATGTACCTGTTTCTTCGGCATGTTGTCTGATTTGTTCTATCTCATCAAGAGTAAATGTCTTATCTTTATCAGGATAACCTGACATAAAGTTAGTCATTATCTCTGCTTTAGCAGACATAACAATATGCATAGCTCTTGTAATAGCTTGTATATTATCAGCTGCATGTACCATTATTTTCCATACATCTGGTTCATCATCTGGATAACCTTTCTTATCCCCATGACTATCGAACTCTGCATATGCTATTACAACTGTAAAGCATTTATGTTCTCTTGGTACTTCTTCTATTAAGTTCATATCTTCCTTTCTGTAAAGCAAAGGCAGTACAGAAAGGAAAGATATCTTTACCTATCCACACCTCTCTACACAGGACCGCACCTATGCACTCCTCGCCTTTAACTAAAACTAAATTATGTGTAACCTTACCAAGCCATTCCAATGCGAGGCTAACATGACCCCACCTATCCTGACCGCAAATTAAAAACTTAAATGATGCTTGCCTTGCCTTTCACGACCTAACCTTACCCAAGCGGTTCATAACTTGCCAGGCCTCTATCCTCCTCACCACAAAAAAACTTTAATGTACCTTACCTTGCCTCTGCGTGCCCGTCCCAAGCAGACAGCACCTCAGCCTTGCAAGCCAGGGCAAGCCAATGGCTATAAGCCTTTACGTATCTTTGACCATGTGTTAACAAGTTGGTCCATAAGTTTAATAAATGTTGTATCTTCATCTTTCATAGCACCAGCTTCTAAGTATTGATTAAGTAATCTAGCATACACAGTAGCACTTTGACCTATCCATTTGTTGTTAAGTGCTTCTTGTTTCTTTGTTATTCTACTTTGATTTAGATGACCTAGACCTTTCTTTAATGCTACAGTATTACCTGATGCAGTGATACCGAACCCTTTAATCATGGTCTGTACTTTCTTTTCAGGTTTATTTATATCGTCAGCAATTTGTTTGATAGACATGCCTAGTTCTTCTGCTGTCTTAACATACTGTTTAATTTCTATTGATGAGTATGGTAAGCCATGTTCTACATTGAGTAGATATGATTGACGTACAGCATCAAGCTCTGTATCACATTCTACTAACTTAACTGGTATTTGTTTTTTGTTAAGTTTAAGATGTGCTTCGTATCTGTGCCAACCATCTAGTATTCTACCTGTTGGTCGTTCGTTCTTGCTTTCTACTATAATTGCTGGGAATACTACGCCAACTTTGATTGCATCTGCATATGCATTGACTTTATTCTCTACAATATTACGTCTTGGATAGATACTTTTATCTTGTATTAATGTATCTAAGGGCAAATACATATCACCCTTAGATAACTTAAGTATCTTGTCTTTGTTAGCAGATACTCTCTGCTTTACTTTAGTTTGTCTGTTAGACATTATAACTCCTTCGCATCTGTGATAACATACCTACCGAAGTTACCACCTTTTTGTGGACGATAGTCGCCTATGCCTTGCTTCTTACCTGCATCTGCAAGTATGGATGTCAATGCATCTAGACCAGTGTCCTTGAAACTAGCTGTCATTAAACTTTCGTCAGCCACAATAGTAAATGTTAGTTGCCATTCTCTAACTACTGGACGAGTGCGTATAATACCAGCTCTTGATACTACGACCCTGCGTTCGTCTGTATCATATGTTTTAATAGGCCTGTTCTTATGTGACTTAAGTTCTATTAAGTCGAACGGTTCTATTTGTATGTGATTAAGTACAGTTTTAGCTGAACTTCTACCTAGCTTAAACATCTTAGACGCTTCTAAGAATGAAGCTCTAATTTGTGTAGCAGGAACACAGAGATTACCTGCGTCATTTCTATATGTACGCATCTCTGCTTCGTCATCTTTGTTGTACTGTTTCTTACCAACAGTCATAGTACCTGTGTCTAACGACATCATTGCTGGATTGTTAAACATAATACCTGGTTCTTTACCTTGTATTGTAAATTGGTACATTACATCTGTTGATACATATGTAAGTGTTGCCATTATATTTCCTTTCCTTTCTTATATAGATAGCTTGATAAGTACCTCCACCTATCCACAGCACGCTATGGCGTACAGTTCTTGATACCTATCAAGCTACCTACTTTCAGGTGTTAGGACAACAGGGGTTAACCTAACTCTTACTTATAGATAGCTTGTAACCTACTGTGTACGAATACTGTTTGTGCTACTGGTAATTATTGCTAATTACTTTCAACCGCACTCATATTTCTCAGTACTACTTTACCAAGCACAATAGGCTACAAGCTACCTACAACAGGGACATGCAATGTATTAGCATGGCTAGCAATTATTGGGACTAGCATTGTAAGTAGCTTCGTTCATTACAGTGTGGCTGCAATTAACTAATCATGTATTCTATATTCTCTAGTGCTTCTAGTTTAGCTACAATAGCTTTGTTAAATTCGCCTTGAGTTTCTATAGCAGTCACTATGTTTTGTAGTGTACTCATTATATCATTCAATGCTTTGATTGTATCTTTATCCATTATTCTTCCTCCATATAATCGTCATCAGTTGGATTGTCTTTCAACCACTGGTTCCAATTCCTATCTTCGTGAACAGTTTGTTTGAATGCTTTATCTATCTGATATCTGACAGCTTCAGCTAACATAGCACACCAACCCTTGATTTTATCGTCAAGTTTTTGGTAGTTGCTTGATGTAGCTGCATTATCTAAATCATTTAGCGTCCACACTATAATCTGTTTTAATTGATTTCTGTTTAATTCATCTAGTTTATCTATCATATATTCCTTTCATATGTTGGCTGTCGCTGATGTAAAAGTAACAGCGACAGACAACAACTAGGATTTTAGAAGGGCAAATCCTCATAGTCAGATTGGTCAACATCAAGCTTCATATCAATATTCAAATAACTTAGGTCATTTGTATATCGTTTTTCGCCTTCGTTTTGACGATAGTCTATGATTGCACTTCCAACAGTCCTTTTGACTTGTTCAAAGTCCATAGGTTCTAGTATGTCCTTGAGTGTTTCAAGTGCACACTTTACTTTATCTATGTCCATTTGTTTATCCTTTCTTTAGACAATTTCAGTACAGGCGTTAGCTAATTCCAGGAGTAAGCACTCCCCTGGGCTAATTCACTAACGCCCTGAGTTTATAGTTTACATCAATTCATACTGGTACTATCACCTTTCTTGCTTCATTGATATCTCTTGCTACATCAGTCATTACCTACTAACCTACTTCATACTCCAATGGTATGGCTACTTAAGCGTTTGGTTCATGATGTAGCACTCTCTTTTTATTAACGCAGTGTGCTATCTGCGAAAGTATGTAGCTATCATTATAGCAACAGACTTTACTCTCCCTACATTATACAATATAGGGAGTGTAAAACCTATCGGTTTAAAAGGCTGCTGTACCTTCAAGCACATCAGTGCTTTTAGTTTCAGCAGTTTCTGATACTTCCTCAGTATCAGTTGCAGCTTCCGCTGCCTTAGCCTCTTTCTTGGCTAAGTATGTTTCGCTTTGCTTATGCAATGCGATTACCTCGTTGATATCGAGATAAAGTGGAATGGTTTGCAAAGAACCATTAATGTATCTTTGCACGAATGTGCGTTCACGCCATTCGGTAAGTGTTTTACCTGTAATTCCACACACTACAGGTTGCATTGGTTTTGACATAGTATCCTTTCTATAATCGCTTATGTCTCATAATATATATTATTATCTTACATAATATATATCAGTCATCTTTCTGACTTCAAGAAGTCTGAAGAAAGATGAGTGATATATACTATCCTGTGTGATACACATGATAGAAATAATCAGCAGTATGTTCTACGCCACATTCGTGGCAGTAAATTGTTTCAACAATCAATTTATACCTTTCAGTTATTCATAGCAGTGGCAGTCTTTATCCCATTCGGGTAATTCACACCACATGCAATAGTTATCTACACCATACTTAATCATATATATTCCTTTCAATATATAATTACTGTCCTGAACTCAAGAGTTCGGAAGGACAGTAATTTATTTGATTATTTAAATAGTGCCAGCTTTAGCTGGTCTATCTTGGTTAGTTCCTGTTTAGAAACTTCCCAAGCATTATCCCCATTTAAATACACTTTGGTGCTACACGCACCATAATGTATATTAAGGGGATATGTCATACCATTTTTAGCTGGTTTCCAGTATGCATCTTTCTTAAAAACGATTTCGCTTTTACATACTCTACATACTTTTTTATTTTTAAATTTATCCATTTTTATTCCTTTCTTTAAATAGATAAGATACATAAGTATCAGTCAGTATTCTGACCACAAGTGGTCGGAAGAATACTGATTGATAATTACACACTGCGACACTCTGGTCATGCTCAGCTTGTTGTGTCGCTGGGTTTGTACCGATGGTTGCCATACATACTCGTATCATGAACTCTCTACTTACTCGTATGTATCATTGCAACTAAATACTCATTAAGATTAACTCCTTTCTAATAAGTATCAGTCAGCATTCTGACTTCAAGAAGTCGGAAGAATGCTGAATGATAATTACTTTTTAAGATATTTTTCCCTTAAAGTTGGAACCTCGCTATAAATATCTTTATTCCAATTACGCAAGGCTATATATCTTACACGCCATTTCCATACTTTATAAGTCTGGAATGGCACTAACCAATATCTTAATTTATTCATATAATATCCTTTCTGTCGGAAGGTTCGAACTCAGAAGTTCGAGAACCTTCTAGACATAAAGATATATAATTCATAAGACTGTATAGGTATCTTAAATAACTATATATCTCTATATTTTAATGTACTAGGAAGCCAGACTGTCTGACTTCAGGAAGTCTGAAGACAGTCTGTCTTACTCTGTACAAAAATTAGAGATACAGTATCTACGATACTGGTCATACAAGGTATGACTACCAGATGTCAATCTGTATGTCCTACATATAGTACGTAAGGTTTATAAAATATGCTGGTAATTCGGTAGGAAACCCAGTAAGAATGGGCGTTAGCGGGCATATGGTTTTTTAAAGCTAACTAAACCTTTTCTTAAGTCCTTGGGTACTGCCTTTGTCTTTCTAGTGTACTGTCTTGCCAGTCAGCAGCTTTCTGCATCCCGATTGCACCTTCACCTGTAACAGATTACTTGTGTTTAGTGTTTGTAATTAACATGACTATAGCATATAATTCTCACTATACAAACATCTAAAGAAAGATAGTGAAATAATGGTAGATACTACCAATAATGTTATCTGTATAGCAGAGGGCTGTAGGAAGAAACTTAAGGGCAAACAACGTAAATTCTGTTCTCCTACATGCCAAAAACGTCAATTTGCAAGAGATAAGTACTATAACAAGAAAGTTGACACAAAACCTATTAATATAGAACGTAAGTCTGACGAGGGCGACTACGCTTCCGTTAGGCGAGGACAGTATTACCGAGCTTTCGTAAGCGAAGGAATAGCTGAACAAGTGGCCACTGGCGATATGGCAGTAGCTGACGCAGCTTCACTCCTTGGTTGCACTTCGGCTACTGTCAGTCGCATGCTTGCTGCATTCAAAATAGATACACGAAACGAAATAGCTGCAGAAGAATGGGAACTATCCAAAGAAGCAAAGGCTGCATTAGAAAATTTTTCAAACTTCCGACAAAGATACTTTAGAACAGAACTAGGAGAAATATACGACACCGCAGATTTTCATACTAACTGGATAAATAACATTATAGATAGTATTGATAACGGTAAAGAATTACTGATACTGTCACCCCCACGACATGGAAAGACTGAATTATTAATACACTTTGCTGTATATCAAATATGCAAAAACCCTAACACAAGAATTATGTGGGTAGGTGGTAACGAAGACATTGCTAAGAACGCACTATCTGCTGTACTTGATGTATTAGATACTAATGAAGAATTACAAGAAGACTTTTGTTTACCAGGTACATCTTTTAAGCCAGACAATAGGTCAGGAAAGAACTGGTCACAAAATCAATTTACTGTAGGTACTAGAACTGTTGCAGGTATTAAATCACCTACTATGGTTGCTGTAGGTAAAGGTGGCAAGATATTATCTCGTGACTGCGATATTATTATTGCTGACGACATTGAGGACCATCAAACAACTATGCAACCTGGTGCAAGAGAATCTACAAGACAATGGTGGACTACAACATTATCAAGTCGTAAAGAGGAACATACAGCTGTTATTGTTATAGGTTCTAGACAACACCCTGATGATTTATATAATCATTTACTTGACTCAGATAATTTTACAAGCATAGTAGAAACAGCACATGCTATTGAATGCGATAAACCAGAACATTTAGAAGATGAACATGTTGATTGTATGTTATGGCCTAAGAAAAGAACTTTTAAATGGTTACAATCTAGATTAAATTCTGCAGAGTCAACAGGTGGTAGACAAACTTTTGAAATGGTTTATTACAACCAAGCATATGTAGAAGGTACGCAAATATTTACTATGAACATAATTGACCAATGTATGCGTAGCGATTTAGTATTAGGACAGGTATACAAAAATCTTTACCTTGTTGCTGGTTTAGACCCTGCATCAAGTGGTTACCAAGCAAGTGTATTGTGGGGTATAGACCAGTACAGGGGAGAGTTATATCTAGTAGATTTAGAAAATAGACGTGGAGGTGGAATTAGGGCTGCGTTAGACCAAATGGCTGATTGGTTACATACCTATGATTGTAGACATTGGATAGTAGAAGAAAATGGTTTTCAATCTGCTATTAGACAAGATGCAAGTATAAAAGAATTTACACTACGTACAGGTATAACAGTACAAGGTCACATGACAGGTAAAAACAAACATGACCCACTATATGGTGTAGGTGCTATGGCTGATTTGTTTGAAGATAGAAGAATACATTTACCTACTGGTGATGGAGAATCTAATGCTAAAGTACAGAAATACAGACAACAACTGTTATACTTTGATGGAAAACCTGTTTCTAAAAGAAACAAAGAGAAGACCGATATAGTTATGGCTAGTTGGTTTCCAATGAAAGTTTTTAGGCGTATGCAAAAAGAGCATGCTGCTGATATAGGGTTAGACTATAACCCTAGTTATGGAGATTACAAGATTACAGAAATGAATGAGGCACCGTGGGGATAGAAAACCTAGACATTAAAAATTATCAAGAGATAGTTAGAAACGCAGCTGAACTTACATCAGGTAAGTTAGTTCAAGAAAGACAAGTACAAAAAGCTAGAATCAAAGCAATTCTTAATGGTGGTGCTGATGGTATAAAAGCATTACTAGGTAATACAATGGAAACAAGTGATGCTGATTTATTACCAGCTCCAAACATGTTGCAGTCTGGTATTGACCGACTTGCACAAAAAGTATCTGGAATACCTCAAGTTAGAGTAGATGTACCTAACGATAATGATTCAAGTAGAAGTAAACAACGTGCAGAAAAACTAGAACGTATTGTTACTAGCTATGATGAAAAACAAAACCTACTAGGTCAATTACAACAAGCAGCTAGATGGCTACCTGGTTATGGTTTTTGTGCATGGGTAATTACAACTAAACAAGATAAGAATGGTCATTACTATCCTAGTGCTGAACTACGTGACCCTTATGATACATTCCCAGGTAACTTTGGTCCTGACCAACAACCAAGAGAAATGGCAGTACTAAGACGTGTGCCTAGATATAAACTAGCTCAAATCTATCCTGAGTTTGCAAAAGAAATTTTAAAACAAGATGATGATGAAGAATCAACACCAGATACTGCAACTCCATTTATGTCTTATGAAAATAACAGAGAACAAGGTTGGGAAGACAATACCTACTCTGGTGTAAGAATTATTGAATACTACGACATGGGTGGTACTTATGTAGTGTTCCCAGAAAAAAATATGATTCTTGACTTTATACCTAACGTATTATCTACACCACCTTTTGTATTCATGAAGAAAGTTTCTTTTGACCAACTTAAAGGTCAATACGACCATGTCATAGGATTAATGGCTATGATGGCAAAAATTAATATAATGTCTGCGATTGCAATGGAAGATTCTGTTTTTACAGAAACTAACATATCTGGAGAAATAGAATCAGGACAATATAGAAAAGGTAGATTTGCTGTTAACTATCTAGCTCCAGGTACACAAGTTTCTAAACCAATGAATAATATTCCGTATCAATTGTTTCAACAAATAGATAGGTTGGAAAGACAATTGCGTATGGTAGGTGGTTATCCTGTAACTGACGATAGTCAATCACCAAACAGTTTTGTTACTGGTGCTGGATTATCAGAATTAAATAGCACAATGTCATTAATGATATCTGAATACAGAGATATTATAAAAACAGGCATGGTAGCTATGGATGAGAAGCGTTTAGAAATGGACGTTGTATTATCTTATTCAACAGGTGTAACTAAGAAACCTATTGTAGGTTTTTATCAAGGCTCTGCATTTAGTGAGAATTATCAACCACTAAACGACATAGGTGGCGACTTTAGAACAAGACGTATCTATGGTGTTATGGCTGGTTTTGATGAACCACAGAAAATTGTAACTGGGTTGCAATTGTTACAAGCAGGTGTTATAGACGTAGAAACATTACAAGACAATATTGATGGTTTAGAAAATATAGCAAAAGTACAAGAACGCATTAGAAAGAATAAAGCAGAAGGTGTTTTATTTGATAGTATTTTAGCTAGGTCTGCACAAGGTGACCCTGCAGCTACAATGGCTGCTATAGCTATTTACGAGTATCCAGGAGCTGTAACAGAAATTATGAAACAGTTCTATACTCCACAAGAGCCACAGATGTCACCAGAAGAAGAAGCTATGATACAACAACAAATGATGCAACAACAGTTAGGTGGTAACAATGTTCCAACAATGGCACAAGCATTCGGATTATAATATGCAAGATTATTTTGATTCAGAGTTTTGGGATTTGATGTACAACGAATATGGTGTAACAGATGAGATAGATATTCTATCTGAAGAAGTAACTGAAATTATTACTCCTATGCCAGGCATAATAGTTTTAATTACTAGGGAGTTTTATGGCAAAGAATCGTAGAGGTGGGTATAGACAACCAAAAAAACCTGCAGCTGTAGCTACACCGCAAGGAGGACAAAGAACTGATGGTGGCCCAGGAAGTAGTAAACAACCTCTTAGAAGGCTACCTAACGCTGATTATGGTGCAAATAAAGCATTTGTAGAACAACAACAGGCTGCTCCGTTACCAAAACAAAATCCAATGCCTGTAGCACCCAATGTGTTTGCACCAACAGAAAGACCAGGGGAACCTGTTACACAAGGACAACCTATAGGAGCTGGTGCTGGACCAACTGTTATAGCTGATAATACTGATGCTATACTGCAAGCTTTGTATCAAATTAATCCAACACCTACATTATTGGAGATTATTAACAATAGGAATATATAGTGGCATTTATACTCAATGATAGAAATGAGTATTATGACATACTTAATTCACGTAGACAACTAGAACAACAAGCAAGTCAATATAATGCTTTATTACAAACTAATCCAGAACAAGTATTAGAAAATCTAGAAAAATATCCTACTGAATTAGATACAGGTACTGCATTAGGTATGAGTATTTTAGGAATACCACCTGAATATCAAGCTGTTAAAGAAATAGCACAGTCTAGTAGAACTAATAAACTTTATAACGAAGCTAAGTTATGGCAAGAATTACAACAAAGATATCAATATGACCATGTAGAAAACAATATGAAGATGACATGGGGTGACTTATGGACAGGTGGACTAATGCCAGGAGGAGCTAAACCAGGAGATGTTCAGTATGGTGTATGGGCATTTGCTGCTTTAGATGCTTTCTTTCAAACAGTTGGTCCATCAGGTAAATGGTCTGTTATAGGTTCTGCTGTAAATGCATTATCACCTGGACAACCTATGAAAGTAGGTAGGTCACAAGCATATCTAAGAGATTTAAGGTCATACGATAAATTACTTAAAAAAGGTTATACACCACAAAAAGCACAAGATATGTTGCAAATAGACCTTAGTGGCACTCAAGTATCTGGATTAGGACAAGAACTTGGAACAATAGATGAACTTAGACAACAAATTGATATGATACAAGAAGCACATAAGATGGGTGGAGAACCTGTACTTGCTGCTATGTTTAGAGCTGTATCAGAAGGTAAACCATTAAACTTTGATAGAAGTACAAAAATTACATTAGAATCTGTAAAAGCAGAAAAAACACCTTACTATGTTGCATTAACTACAGATTATGGAATGTCACCTGACCAAGCTAGAGATTTTATTTATAGCAATATAGGAGCTCCATTAAAGAATTTTGATGAAAATGGCGAAATACATTACACTTCTGCATTTAATCCTAATAAAATTAATTTCTTTGCAGGTAGAGCACAACAAAGATTCTTTTGGGCAGGACAATCAGAACAAGATTACTTTAGACCTGAGTGGGCAGATAGAGATATATTGCTTGAGTACTCACCAGGTAGAGTAACTGCAGCTGAAGTTTTCGCACCTGGCTCTAAAGCTTTTAATGTTATGTCAGGTTTAACTGATGCTGCATACCAAATTGCACCAGAATTATTAGCTGGTAAAGGTATTAAAGGAGTTAAAAACATTAGTAAAGGATTACGTAGAGTTAATCCTGCTATGGAACTATTAGATGAAGGTGCATTAGTTAAAGGTACTAAGTTTAGTAAAAAACGTGTACGAGTAAGTAGCAAAAACTTAGCAGATAATATTTTAGAAGAAGTAGGACCAGAAATTGATGGAGCTACTGGTACAGGTAATTTAAGTAAATTAGTTAATAATGCAGGTCAATTGATAACAAATCAAACAATTGGTAAAGATATAAGCACTACTAAGAAAGCTCTTAGAAAAATTAAAAAAGAACATACTTTATTTGGTAGAGTACCTAAATTCTTTCAAACTACAAAAGATGAGATATTAAACAACAATACTAATATTGAGTTCTTTAAAGCATTAGCAGAAGAAGATAACCTGTATTTAATTAGTAATAATCCAATTACTAGACATTTACCTGCACAAGTTCAGTCAGATATCGTAGCAGAAACTGATTGGAGAAAAGTACAAGGTATGTTTGATGACATGATTTCATCATCAGGTTATGCAATACGTAATGATGTAGGACAAATGGTACCTTATACATTACCTGGACGTATGTTACCTAAGACTGGTTCACTTGCAGTAAATAAATTTTTACAATCTACTGGTTTAAACCCTAATGCTAACTACAGAACATTTGGTAGTTGGGCTGGTGAAAAAACAAGAAAACTACGTGAAGGTGTATTTCCTATAAGAAAATCTAGAAAAGAACCTACTAAGTTAGTAGAAGTTGGTAATGAAGCTGTTATTGACACTATGGATGCAGTATCTGATAAAGCATCAGCATTAGCTAAGTTAGAAAACGTTACACCATCATATGCATTAGAAAAATTAGATTTAGCAGGTGCACCTAAGTTTGAAAGATATTTAGGTTTTAGTTCTAACTTTAACTCTACATACAATCCTTATTACAGAAAGTTATTAGGAGTTGTTCCTGACATGGGAATACCTCTTAATAATTTAAATGTTGGGTATAAACAATTGTCATCTCATTTGCAAATTAATGGTTATGACGCAGATACTGCTAATAAAATTATGAAAGATTTTATGGCAATTAATCCATTAGATAAACCTGCATATAGAGATTTTGCTTTTCAACAAGCTTCAAGAGATTTAAAGATGGTAAGAGCTAGAGGTGGTAATCATGAATATATAGCAGACTATGCAGCTCAAATGTTTGAAGGTCTTAATAAAATGAAAATATATGCAACTGATGCAGACAAAAACATACTTCCTAATATTGGTTCTAACTATAGAGGATTTGAAATAAATGAATTAGGTTATGCAACAGATGAGTTAGGTAATGCTGTAACTACTATGAGTGGTTCTATGTTTAGTGAAATGCAAGACAATATTGCACCATTGTTAGATTATAGATTGTTAGAACGTGCATTAGGACCTTTGTTTAAAGCATATCCAGAAAATCAGTTTAAAGCTACAAGTATTCTTTCTGATACAAAAAAATATGTTAAATATAAAACACAACATTTGTCTTGGAATAAAGCAGAAGATGCTATTCCTAATCCTTTTGATGATGGAATATTAAATGTTAAAAGATTAGAGAATAACTTTGTAAGCAATGTTATGTCTTTTTATACAAGAAATTTATTTAAACCTTTTGTATTAATGAGAGCTGCTTTCTTTACTCGTGTATTTATGGAAGAACAAGCACGTATAGCAGTTAAAGGATTATCTAGTATTTACAACAGACCATACGAATACTTTCAATGGTTAGCTGCACATAATCCTAATTCACGTGTGGGTAAAATATTAGAATCTTTACCTTTTAGTAAATACAAAGGAGCACAATACAATCCAGATGCTGTTAATTTCCTAATGCAAGAAGAAGTAATGGAAGCTATGCAAAAAACTATGCGATATGAAGATATAGCTGGTGGTGCAAATAAAACTAAAAATAATAAATACATTGAATATTTAGGTAGAAAAACATCAGAATTAACAGAACCACAAATAGTAGAATCTGTATATCACGAACTTAGATTATTAAGAAGTGACCCATTAGCAGTAGCAGTAGCTAGACATGGTTATGGTTCAGACGAATTAGCACAATGGATTGCTAGTCCTGCAGGTAGAGAAGCAAGATTACAATTTATAAGATACAAAGGTAAAAAAGCTGCAAACTTTATAGATGATAACCATAGAGATTTAGACCAACATTTACAATACTTAGAATCTAGAATCAGAATTATATCTGGTGGTACATTTGATATTGCTAAAGATGCAGTTAAAAATAAAAAAGGTGTATTTACATATGCATTACGTAAAGGTGGTAATGGTGGCAACTCTGCTATAAGAACAATGATATCTGAAGGTAAACTTACAAAGTTTGGTACAACAGGTAGTAATAAAAAAGACATTGTAGAATTTTTTAGTACAGAAGATGTATTTCTTAAAAAGTTTAAAAAATCAAAAATTACTGATGAATTAGCTAAATACTATAACAAAACAGATGGTATTGACCCAGGTACTCTTACACAAATTGTAGATAAAGCTGAAGACATGACACCACAAAACTTTTTAGGACAAGTAGAAGATATGATGGATAATGCTTATCAAGCAATATTTGATAGATTAATGACAAAACCTATTGGTTATTTAAACCGTTCAACTACATTTAAACAATTTAGATGGATGTATATCCAAGATAGATTTAAAGATTTTGATAAAGGATTAAGAAGTAAATTTATAAAAGAAGCTAAAGAAGCTGGTGTACCTCAAGATATTATAGACGAAATGGTTGGACTTAATAAATTATATAAACCAGGAAAAATATCAAATTATGAAGTAATGAATACAGAATCTAAAGCTTATGCATTAGCTGGTGTTAAAGAATTATTATACGATACAAAACAAAGACATACACTATCTGACAAGCTTGTGAATATATTTCCATTTATTGAAGTATGGTTTGAGGTATTTCAAACATGGGGACAGCTATTTGGAGAAAACCCTTATGTATTAAGAAAAGCTCATTTAGGTGTACGTGGTGGTGGAGCAGCAGATGCTTTAGGTTCTAGCTCAGAAGATGGATTTATATCACCTGACCCTATGGACCCAACTAGAGATGTCTTTATATATCCATTTGGTGGCTTTATGTCTAACTTAATATTTGATGATGAGTTAACAGATGGAGAACAAAATGTACAAATATCACCTAGAGGACAATTACAAGGAGTTAACTTACTAGCACAAGGATTTGTACCTGGTCCTAACTCATTAGTTGCATTTGGTATAGACAAAGTATTACCAAAAATAGAAACAGCTTCAACAAAATTAGGTGCTAAATATGGTTGGGCAAATGATTTTGAAAAGTTTTTGTTTGGTGATTTTCCACCACCAGAAGAATTATCTGATGTATTTGCTGTATCTCCTGTTTATAAAAAAGGTAGAGCAATGTTATTAGACCCAGAAGACTTTGAATATATTACAGAAAATAGTAGCGAAGTAGAAAAAATGCGTGCTAAGAAAACTATTGATGTATTTAGATGGGGTGTGTCTGCAGGAGAACCTAAAAGATTATATGAAGCTGGTAAGTTAGATAAGTATTTAGATATAGTTGCACCTAATACAACTAAAGCTAACTTAAATCAAGGACAAATAGAACTTGCTTATTTAGAGTTTGCTAAAGAAAAATCAGGTACTTTGTTTGCATTTGAGTTTATGGTGCAGTTCTTTGGTCCTACTGGGTTTAAACCTGAGTTTTTTGTAGAAGATAAACAAGGACACTTGTGGGGACAAGCTGCTTTGTATGAAGAATATATAAGAATTAGGGAAAAAAATAATGGTAATGATATAGCTACATACAATGAATATCTAGAACTATATGGATTAGAACATCCATACATGATGAGCCCTAGGTCACAATCAGAAGTAGGTAAACAACCTTCAAGTGTTAGAGTACAAACATTTCAAAAAGAAAATCCAGAAATATTTGATAGTTTAAAAATTAGTGGTTATTACTTAAACATAGATAATCCTTATGAAGAAAAAAATTATGACGATATTGTTGTAGAAAAAACACTGCTAAGTCCTGACCAATATCGTAGAGCTGTCAATGATACATTAGGTTTCTTCAGATATAAAACATTTACAAAAAAAATAGATGCATTAGAAACATTAACTGCACAACAAAAAACTATATTTAAACGTAGTTATAGAAACGAATTAAAACTTGCATTACCTGGTTTTCAATCAGAAGAATATGGTCAAATGAATCCACCTTCTACACAAGATATATTTGATGAAATGAAAGAACAATGGTTGGTTAATCCAGCAATATTAGAGCTTAACTCTGGTAAAGGTTTTGCTGCTATAATGCAACATTGGGATTATGCAACAGCATTATCTACTGAATACTCTAGTACTAAGAATCCTGATTGGTGGTTACAATCAGATGACCCTAGAGCTAAAGCTTTAAGGATTTATGTTGCTAATGCAGCTAATGGAATAATTGAAGAATACCCTGAGTTCTGGGGTGTATGGACAGGAGTTCTGTTAAAGTTATATAGAGATGACCAGGAAGTATTAGACTACTTCCCAGAAGGATAAAATGAATTTAGCATTATTTAAAAGACTTTGGACATCATTACAAATGGATAAAGCTGTTGGTGAAGATGCTCCTATATCTTTTTTAGAGTTTTTAGAAGTAGCTTTAAGAGATATGCCTGAACCACCATCATTAGGTGTATCTGATGAAGAAGCACAAGAAATAGTAGATTGGTGGAATAGTAAACCATTTACTCAAAAAGCAGTTGCTTCAGAGGTTGTTGCTACTGTAGAAGAAAGAGTAGAAGCAGCTAAACCTATATCTAAACCAAGTAAACAAGAGTTTCAATCACAAGTTCCTGCAGCTGTATCTGGTAGAGATGCACAAACAAAAGATTTAGAAACATATGGTATAGACCAAGCAATATATAACGAGTTAAATACAATATTTGGTTTTGCTCCTACAGAAGAAGATATATTTAATTGGGTTGCAAGTCAACCTGAAGACGAACAATTAGAAGCAAACATACAAGCTTTGGCTTACTTTAACTTAATGACAGGTGAAACAGTACTTAGACCTGCATACAATGATGATGGTACTAAAGTTTTAATTAATGGTAAGCAACCTCTTATGCCATTTGCTGGTCACTTTAAAGGTACAAAAGTAAGTGACATACTTGATAATTATGCTACAACTGACGAAATACTACAGTTTCAAAACTTTTTAACTAACAATAATTTAGTACCAAATAATTATTTTGCTGAAAGTCAAGGCGAAATGTCTGAGAAATTACGTGCATCAATAATGTATGTAATGAACTGGGCAGATAAAAATATGCATGCTGTACCAGGCACTGAATTATATGAATCAATATCAGCAAAAGAACCTGTGTATTTTAGTGAATCGCAAAACCTTTATGGTGAATGGAATATACATAGAAATATATTTAACGAAGCATTAAAAGAACTTGCTAAGAAACAAGATACTTTAGATGAAGTACAAGAAGCAGAGATAGCTAGAGAGTTAGCTAAAGAATTTATACCACCTAGTAAATCTGCATTAGAAGATATGGTTGATGCATACTTTGAAAATAAACTAGGTAGAAGTGCAACTGAAGAAGAATTAGATGAATGGTCAACTAACTTTGCTGATAGTTACTCTATAGCTTTTGCACAAGCTAGGAGTAAAGCACAACAATTACAAGATGCAAACTTTATGCAATCACAACCAGAATATTTAGAATTAGATTCAGATAGACAAGCATTAGCTAACCAATATGGTGCAGAAAAAGTAATAGACTTATCTATGTTTAGTACAGATTCTCCACAAGAAATAATGGCCCAACAGGTAGAAGATGAATTTGGTAAGCAAATAGATGCTGTAGAACAGGGTAGAAAGGTTAGACAAATGCAAAATGATATGGTTGCATATATGTTTGGAGGATAATGGAAGAAAATAATGTAGAGTACGCAGGTAATCCTAATTGGGCAGGTGATGATTGATGGAAGAAGAAGCATTACATCCTTTAGACCAATTAATAGCAGCTGCACGTAAAGCTGACGCAGATAAATCTGAACCAGTATTTACTGTAGATGAAAAAGGTCGAATGACAGAAAATCGTGGCAAGCAAGAGTCTACAGCTACTACACGTAAAAAAAATACTGATGTTGTTTTTAAACAAACTTCTACTATGCCTGGTAAAGGATATAGAAAAGTACCTGGAAAACAAGTATTAAGATTACTTGATGATGGTGTTACTTCATTTAATCCTAGAGTTGTTAATGAAAAAGGTAACTTTGTTAAATCAAAACAAACTTTAGAAATAGACCCAAATGTTTTGTATTGGTGGAAAGATGATAAAAGAATGGTACACAGTATGGTTGATACTGACTTACAAGCTGCTTTGTTTGAAGCACAACGTTCTGATTTACAAGGAACTGGTAAAAATGTAAGTGCTACTGGTGCTGTAAGAGGTGAAGAAGGTATATTACCAAAAGGTGGTAATGATATAGCTGCTGTTAAAGTTGTAGCAGATAAATACAATGTCCCTGTTAAAAGTGCTGTAAAAACTTTAGGTAATATGCTTGGTAAAATAATAGACCCTATAGAAACAGCAATTGTAAGTACTTTAACAGCTCTTGGTTTAGGTGGTTTAGCACTTAATTATGCAAGATATGAAGCTGCAAACTTTGCTGGTAATATGATTATAGGTGCAGGTAGAGCAAGTGCAAGAGCACAGTTAGCACAATCAGCTATTATTGGAGAAGGTCTTGGTCTTGATATAGATTCTAAAGATTATACAGAAGGTATGGAAATAGATATGTTAATAGATTTTGTAGACCAAATAGGAACTGCAACTACTATGTCACCTTCTATGCAAGGAGAAGAAGTAATTGTTAATTTTTATCAACAATATCTTGCACCTAAATTAAAAGCAACTATGGGAGCATTTACAGATGGATGAGTTAACAGTAGATACAGTAGAAGAAGCTAAAACTGGTTTTGATTATTCAAATTTTGCTAGTGATTATGATGGTCAAGAAATAATTTATGTAACTGGAGAAGGTTACAAGTTAGCTATAGATATGGGTAACTACACCTACATATTAGATTTACCAGATACATTTTTACTAGGAGATATATCTAACTCACCTAAAAGAGATACAGGTAAACATGGTGATGATACAGAAGCTAAAGCAAGAGTTGATGCAGGTATAAGACCTGACATATCACAAGAAGATTTTAATAAAGGTTTCTTAGATAGTGATATATTAGTTAGTGTTCCTGTTGGTGCATTAGATTTACCTGAAGGTGCAGATGCAGTAGAAATAGCACAAAACTTTGCAGAATCTGTTAAAAGAAATAGAAAAAGAATTACTTCTAGGTTGTTATCTAATGATGAGTATGTGTCATTATTAACTGCAGAATTAATTGGTACTGGTGGAGATATGAAAGCTGCTATATCTAATGTAGAAGATTTAAATGCATACGGTGTTATATTACGTGATTTAGGTGTAACACAGAATCAAATTGATTCTGAAAGAATGGAATATACTGACCCAGTACAATACCAAAAGAATTACAACAGTTACTATAATTTATTTACAAAGACAGCTGCTAAATCTTATGGCAGTGAACTACCTGAATCTGTTATAGATTATTTAGCAACACAAACAAATAAAGGATATTTTTCACAAGCAGAAGCATTAGAACAAATGAATGGAATATTTGACCCATCTGCAAATATTGTGTTAGATAATGGTGTATTAAATGCATTAGAAGGTATATCAGTAGCTACTACTAAAGTAGGAGAAAGTGATGTACAAGATTTATTAGACCAATATTTACCAGAACATTTACATTTTTCACAAGAAGATATAGCAAAAGAAGCTGGTAAGATACGTAACAATGCTGGTGCAAGAGAAAGTTTAATTAAAAGATTAAAGAAAACTAGATTTCAATTTTACAATATGTATGATGAAGATATATCTTGGCAACAAATTATACAATCTAAACAACAAATGGCTAAATCTGTATTAGGACAAGACTTAAAATCTAATGACCCATTACTTGACGAGATTATAAAAATGAATGATAGTAGTAAAGAACTAGAACGTTTAAGAAATTATGGTTTAAAAACTGGTAATCAAAAAGTTAAAAATGATTTAGCAGGTGCAATGATGGATACATTTGGTAAAGGTATAGTAGCTAGTAGGAGTTATGTAGGATAATGGCGTTTGATACATTAGGAAGACCAACAAATAAATCAGTAGATAATGTTAATATCTTTAAATTAAGACCAGGACAAATAGTAGAAAGTGATGTTTATTTAGACCCTGGTGATTACATTAACCCAGGACAAGATGCTAATGGTAATCCAGGTATTGCTAAACAATATACAGGAGAAACAGCTAATAATATGGCTAAACCAGAAGATAGTGGAAGGTCAATAGCAGAAGGTACTACTCTTGCACAATCTTTATATAATTTTTTACCTGATGAAGTTATAGATGAATTTGCAAAAGCATGGGTAAAATCAGGTGACCCTGACGTTGCTATAGGTACTACTAGACAAACTAAAGCTTGGAAAGATAATTTTGGTAAATTAATGCGTGATGATGGAACATTAGTTATGGATGAAATGACATTTTTAAGTACTAAAGCTTCTTATAAACAAACATTAGCAGAAGTAGGTATAAATGATTTTTCAGATTTTGAAGATGAATTTGAAGATATGGCTACAGGTTTTGATACTAATGACCCTGTATCTGCTGAAGAGTTTCAAGCTAGAATTGATATGGTATATGGTGGTGTTAAAGACCAAATACCTGAAGTAGAAAAACTATTTAGAGAAAGATTTAATATTAACCTTGATGCACCTACTATATTTGGTGCTTTAATTAATCCTAAGATACAAGATAAAGTATTAGCTGGAGAAATAGCAACATTACAGTTACAAGCTGAAGCATCATCTAGAGGATTTACTACAACATTTGGTAGATTCCAAGAGCTAAGAAACCTTGGACTTACACAAGAACAAGCTAAAGGTGTTTACAGTTCAGCTTCTAGCTTTATATCACAAGCTTCATCTGTTGGTAGAGATTTAGATATAAGTACTCTAGAAGACGCTGCATTAGGTGATACATCTGCACAACAAAGATTACAACGTATACAAGCAGAAGTTCAATCTTCAGGTGGATTAGCATTAGGTGCTGCTAAAAAAGGTGATGAAGTAATTGGACTTACAGCTGATTAGTGTATAATAAGTTTAAGCGTTGCGTGGTCCGCTAATAGACCTGCACTCAGCTTTCGAAGCCTACGTTGAAAGCTCGTATTAAAACCGTAGAGTAATGGACTTATAGCTTGTAGCTACCAGAGAGATAAGTCAAGTGTTTAAGGTAGCACCACGGCAAGATGCCTATGGTCTTGTCTGATAGGTTAATACATAGTGGAGGTACAAAATGAATGAATTTGATGCACCAGATAACGGTGTAAAACAAATGAGAGAAACAATTGATAGAAAAGATGATGCTATCAAAAAACTTGAGGCAGAACTAGCTTCTTATAAAGATAAGGAAATAGATAATGTCTTTGGTAGTTTAGGATTATCTACTGACAAGGGTTTCGGTAAGGCGTTAAAACAAGTGTATGATGGGCCTGTTGATACAGAATCTATCTCACAGTTTGCTAAAGACGAGTATGGTTGGGAACCAACTGGTCAAGTACAGGAAGTAACACAACCTGAACCTGCACCACAAGTTCAAGATGATGCTAGGTCTAGAGTAGCTGCACTTGATGCAAATTCTAACTCAGATGTACCAATGAATATCAATGATGAATTAGTTGCTGCTTTAAAAGGAGCTTCAGTAAAAGATTCTCTTAGAGCTAAATTAGCCATCATGGATAACGAAAAAAAACAAAATAAGTAAAAGAATTTAATACGACAATACACGGAGGTAAATCATGGCAGGTATATCCCTGACTGGTGACACACTTTACTCCCAAAAGATTAATAACTTTGCGGGAGAGCTATTTCGTGTAGGTGGTCAAAGAACTCCTTTCTTATCTGCAACAGGTGGCTTGAACGGAGGTAAGGTTTTACAATCTACTTTCTGGCAAATCCAAGCTGCTGACGGACACACTGTAACTTCTAAACCAACTGCTGGTAAAGAAGGTGACGCACCAACTGAATATCTTGGAAGAGATAGAGTTGCGTACACAGGTGTAACACAGATATTCCATAAAGGTGTCAAGATGACTTACACAGCTATGGCAACATATCAAAATCAGAATCCATTTTCTGTTAATGCAGCTGGCGGTCCAATTAATACCGTTAACTCATCTGATGGAGATGGAACAACTACTGCAGGAACTTTATTAGCTTCCTTTGGTAGCAACCCGATAGTTGATGAATTTGCAGAGCAAATGTCTTTAGCTCTTGAAAAAGTAGCTAGAGAAGTAGAATACTTTGCTTTCAAAGGTACTTTTGCAGATGGAGCTCACGCTACACCTGGACAAGGTACTAGAGAAATGCGTGGTATCTCTGAATACACATCATTGAATGCAAATGCAAACAACTCTGTTGCTCCTGACTTTATAGGTGGAAACATCTATTGGAACGGTACAACAGGTAACGGTGCTACAGGTTCAAACCAAGTTTTATCTTGGGATGCTATCGCTAACTCTCTTAAGAGATTGTATGATGCACATGCTCCAATGGTACAGCCTGTTCTTTGCGTAACTCCAAAACAACTTTTGGACCTTAACAAAGAACTATTAGCTGGTTCTGTTGGAATCACAGGTGCTATCTTACCTAGAGATAGAAACCTTGCAGGTATTGATATTGACGTAATTGTTACTCCATTCGGACAGATTGGAATGATGGTTATTGACCCTAATATCATGCCTGATAACAATGCATTTATTTTAGACTTTGCTTTTATACAGCCAGTCTTTACAAATATCCCTGGATACGGAACAGTATTCGTAAGAGATATTGACCAAAATGCAGATGCAAAGGTTGCTAAAGGTATCTATATGGAAATGGGATACGACTTCGGTCCTCCTTCATACCATTTGAAGATAGCTAAAGTAGCTTAACAAATTTGAAGATTAGGGTGGGAATCCACCTCTCACCCTTTTCTTCTGTTATAGTAAGGAAGATATGCAATTACAAAAAGAAGTTTTAATCGACATTTCAGATAACGCAACTACATCATCTGCAGCACAATGTGATGGTTTATTACTATCTGGTATTGTATTTCCAGCAGCAATGACTGGAGCTACAATAACATTTGACTTTTCATTTGATGGTACAAACTTTGTAGATGTAGTAGAAACTGATGGAACAGAAGTATCATACTCAGTTTCAGCAGGAAACGTAGTTAGAGTTGACCCTAGTGGTTGGGCTTTTGCTTCTACTGGTTTTTTAAGAGTAGTATCTGCTAGTTCTGAAGCAGCCGATAGAACAATAAATTTAATATTTAAACAAAGTTAGGAGGCCTTGTGAGTAGCACAATAGGCAACCTAGTTGATAGGGTATATAGAGAATACCTAGAACCTGTAGATAAAGTAGAATCATATTCCTATTTATCTGCTGGTATTAATGATTCTGTTGATTCAATTACATATGATGGTAATTTATTTTCAATTGAAGAAGAAGATGCATTAGATGCTGGTGCAATTGTAGAAGTAGGACAAGAACTTATGTATACAACAGCTTTAAATGCAACAACTAATACTATTACTGTTAAAAGAGGTCAAAGAGGTACTACTGCTGCTGCACATTCAGCAGGAGATTTAATTAAAATAGCACCTGCATTTCCTCGTAAGAATGTTTTTGAAGCTGTAGTTGACCAAGTTAAAAATTTATACCCTACTTTATTTGCTGTAGAAACTATAGAGCTTACTTCAAGTACTGGTTATAAATTATTAGGTACACATGGGACTGATGGAGATACATATAATTATTTAGTAACACCATTAAAAGCAATATCACAATATACAGATTGGCAATCAGGTTCTGACCAAACAGGACTTAAATATAATGGTGTAGCTATAGAAATGATTGACCTTCCTAATCCATTTGTATATACAGATGATACACAAACTGAAAGAACTAAAACATATACAACAGGACCTGATGTTGTACACGCAGTACAATTTGTAGGTATATCAGCAGGTCATACCGTATTTGTAACTTTTAAAAAGAAATTTGTAGCACCAACATCAGAAGCTACAACATTAACAAGTGTTGGTTTAGAAACAGAATATGAACCAATAATTATGACTGGAACAGCTGCACAATTAATTGCTGGTAAAGATATATCTAAACTTAATGCTTCGTATATAACAGAACAATTAGAAGCATCTGTAAGTCCTATAGGTAGTTCTAATAGTATTGGACAAAGTTTATTAAGATATCAACAGTTGTTAATACAACAAGCTCGTAGTAATTTAAGGTCTAAATATCCTGAACCAGTACAACTTAATAGCATACTTTATCCAACCTAATGCCAAGAATACCTACTACTGAATTTATTAGTAATCCTAAAAGATATGGATATGATGTACGTGTAGATAAATTATTATTGCGTGCTGCTATAAGCACTAATAATCCTATGACTATACAATCATCTGATGTATCAGCAGGACAGCAAGTAAATGTAAAACAAAATCCTGAAGATTTTACATCTAATTTAGGACGTATATATTCAAGAAGTAATTTTTCTGCAGGACAAGGACTTGATACTGCACATAGAGCTAATGGACAACCTGATGATGTAAATAGATTCTGGGATAGTAAAGGTATTGATGTATTTCATGGAGATGATGAAGTATCTTATAATGTACATTTACTATATACAACATTGACACAAAACAAATCTTTTAGTGGTACAAATAATTACATAACACAAACTACTAATGGTGATATTTATGTAACTGATACTACAAATATACATAAATATACTGCATCATCAACTAGCTGGAGTACTATAGCTGCTGGTACAAGTGGTGCTACACATAATTTTACAGGTATTGCTGCATTTGGTAATGGATTTTATGCTACTACGGCAAATGGTACATCTGGTTCACAATTAATTAAATATGATGGTAGTTCTTATACTACATTAACTACTGCACAATCTAGTTCTGGTGGATTAACAGGCGTATGGTATGTAAAAAATAGATTATGGATTACAGGAAATGATGGTACAGCCGAATATATTTGGGAAAAAAGTCCATTTGATGCATGGTCTGTAAGTAATTTAGCTGATGCAGATAGCATAGTAGAAGTAGAACCAACGCATAGTTTTACAGGTATTGTTGATGGTGGTGCTGCAGTATTAGCTGCAAGTACAGATGGTACTGTATATTCTTTTAAGTTAAGTTCTAATGTATTTGTTAATCAGGGACAAACAAAAATACCTTATGAAGAAGTACATTCTATAGCTGCAGCAGAAGGAATAATATTTTTAGGTACTAAAGAAGTATCTAGAAATGTAGGACGTTTATATAGATTAGAATTAGTTGCTGCAGATAATCTTTATGTATTAGCTAATAGACAATTAATAAAAGAATGGGTAACAGCTGTAGATACAACACCTAAAGCAATGTTTGTGTCAAGAGATAGTGTTTATATAGGAATAAAAGAAGCAACTAATGAAACAAATTTGTGGCGATATTACTTACCTACTGGTGGTTTGGCTAGAGATTTGCAAACAGTTGGCAATGGTTTTGTACAAGGAATAGTACAAAGTAATGGTAAATTTGTTATATGTGTAGCAGGTTCTGATGTATATATAGAAACATCTACATATGAAAGTACAGGTTACCTTATAACATCTGCAGCAGATTTTTTTACTGCTGAGTCAAAACAATTTGTTGGTGCAGAAATATCTACAAAAGAATTGCCTGATAATACATCAGTAGAATTGTTATTTAGTAATAATTTTGAAGATTTAGATTCACCAGGTAGTAGTAATTATGAAAGAGCTATTAATCAAGTATCTGGTACAGGTGATAATGAAGTACAAATTAAACCTATTGCACGTTATATTATTGGAAAATTAATTTTAAATTCTGATGGAGTAGATACACCTAAAGTTAAATCTTTACAGTTTAGAGCATTAGCTAGACCAGAACTTGTAGTTGCACAAATACCTATCAACATTAGTGATAGAGTAGAAAGACCTGGTAGAACACCTGTTAAAGTAAAAGAACTTGGTGATGCTTTATACAACGAACTTAGATTGTTAGAAGGTGATGCTGTTACATTAGAAATATTTGACCCTAATGAAGTAATTAAAGGTGTTGTAGAGTCTATAAGTTATCCTGTTATATCTAATTCTGAACGTGGTTCTGTTACACAAATAGCAATATTAACTGTACGTGGTACTAGACAACAAACAATTACTGAACCTACAAGTGTTCATTTGTTTGGTGGAGAAGTATTAGGTCGAATAAGATTTGGTGCATAAATAAAACATGTTAGGATATAGATTATGTCAATACTAATAATGATGAAAGAAGGTGGTAGTTTACGTATTGATACTATTGGTAATTTACCTATAGATGAAGATTTAGATTTTACTGACGATGTTGAATATTCTGCTATAATCGGACTAGCAAGTTTTGGATTTTCAACTCTTGGTAAAACAGTTAACACGGAGAAAATAGCTTAATGACAAATACACTAGCAAATTTTAGTAACTTTTTCGAAACAACATTAGATGGTGCTGTAGGTGCATCAGACACACAATTAGATTTATCAGCAGCTCCTACCAATGATGGTAGTGCTGCAACATCTGCACCTTTTTATTTAGTTATTAATCCTGATAGCACTACTAAAAGAGAAGTAGTATTAGTTACTGCATCATCTGGTACTAATATGCAGACAGTAACTAGAGATGTAGAAGGTAGACATTCACCAGACCCTACACATGATGATGGTGCAACAGTACGTATGGCTGTAGTTGCTGAAATGTTTGAAGATTTACACGATAGAATTAATGACGTAGCTTTAACAGGAGATGTTACAGGTTCACTTACAAATTCAACATCAGCTATAGCTACATCAATTGCAGCTGCTGCAATAACAGGACAAACAGAGTTAGCATCAGGTCTTGCATTAACAGATGAATTATTAGTATCAGATGCAGGAACTCTTAAAAGAATGGATATATCCTTGATAGCAGATGCTATTGCAGGAACAAATTTGACAGCAAGTGCTGGACAAATAAACGCAAGTGAAGGTTTTAAATTAAATAGTGCAAAGGCATTCTTTGCAATAAACGGATAGTAGGAGATAAAATATGGCAAGTGGAGTATTAGGACAAAAAGTAGTTACATCAGGTTCTTCAGGAACAGGATTAGTTATTTATACAGTTCCTTCTAGCACGCTAGCTGTTTGCAATATAAGAGTTGTAAATATTTCATCGTCTGCTCAAACTGTAGATATAGCTATTCCAGATGAAACAGATGGAACATTTGATGCACTTGATGCTATAGAAGATGGTGCACCACTCGCAGTTGCAGCAGTACTTGAAAATACAAATATTGTGTTGGAAGCAGGTAGGTCTGTGGTAGTTCCAACTACAGGATTAGACAGTACAGGTGTCAATGTTGTAGTAACAGGCATAGAAGAAAGCACAAGCTAATGGGTAGATTTGGGATTGGAGAAACCTTATCAGGTACTGTTAAAAGCATTCAACATGTTACAGGTACTATAGGTTGTAGTTCTACTAATACTGTAGATATAACTATTAGTGCAGTAGATGAAACTAAATCTTATTGTATATATACAGGTTCTGCAGCAAGTTCTTATGGAGCTGAAGCTAATGACCAATCAGGATTTAGTTATGGACACGATAGTGTTCCAGGTGTTAACTTAACTTCATCAACTAATGTTCGTTTATACATGAATGATTTAGATGCTGATGGACCTGTTTATAGTCGTAAAGATGCAGCAGCAAAAGTAACAGTAGTGGAGACGCAATAATGCCTAGATTTTTAACAGGAGTTACACAAAAAGGATTAATAAAAAGTATCCAACATATTACTTCTTCTTCACTCAGTAACAATAACTTTACAGGTGTAACAATATCTGCAGTAGTTGTAAATAATTCTGTAATTATTCCTAATGGACAATTTAATAGTTTTGCAGGAGCATCAGCTAATGACCAAGAAAATCATAGTGGTGGTTCAAGCTCTCCATTGACAGCAGAATTTACATCTACTACTAATGTTAAAATAGAAGCAACAAATAGAGATATGTTTGGGGCAAATTATGATAGTAAGACTGCCACATTTTATGGCACAGTAATAGAGTACGATTTATAATGAAATATGTAGGTTTATCAGAAGGTAATGTAGTAATATCTACAATTATTCCTAAGAGTGAAAAAATAGATGAAAGCAGAACATTCTTAGGTGAAGGATATATAGAAGTAGAAGAAACTCACGATAGTGATGAGTTGTTATATTATAAATATGACAGCACTGCAGAAGCTGATGGTATAAAAACAGCAGCAAGTTTTACTTCACCAGGACTAGATAGTTCAGGCAAAGATAGGTGGTTCGACACAACAAATGGTAAGTTAATGCAAAATACTTACTCTGAAGGTGGAGCAATCACGGGGTCTGAAGAAGTAACATAAGTTACATTGAAAATATTAAAGGTAAGACCCGATATACCTGACCCTATGACTTATCTTGAAGTCGTAAAAAAATATCAACATTGGAACGAAATAGCAGCATTTGCTTCAAAAGAAGAAGCATTAGAAATAAGAAATAAACATGTATTTTTTGTAGATACTAATAGAGGTAGCCATACAGACATGTGTCAATTATGCACAGACAAACAAGATGTATCTTGTGATGTAATAATTGAAGAAGGTAGATTGTTAGAAGAAAGATATGAAAAAACAGATAATCAAATAGCTACTGTCAAAAGATGTCCTGCCTTAATAGATTTATTTAAAACAGGAGTTGTTATACCTGCATGGACAGACATGTGGTTTGAAAGCACCATGGTAGATAACAACCCAAATAAAATAACTATCATTGCTATGGATAGTGATAATAGACCCATATGCACTATGCACTCAGAACCACAGATAGATTTAATTAAAATGAATTTTGATGTTACACATAATCATACAGTAAAATTTATATTGCCTTATAGAATATTTAGCAAAGAATACATAATACATAAATCTTTATTTTGGTTAGGTGAACTACCTTTTAGAGTTGTAGAAGGAATACAAGATACTAATGGTTTGTCTAGTATAAATTTAAATACTATATGGAATTTACCACTAGGGCAAAGATGGGAAGTTTCAAAAGGTACGCCTCTGTTTCATATTATGGAAGTACCTAGACATAGTATTGGTGCAAAGCATGACATAGTTCAGTATGAAGATTTAGATTGGGATAGACTAAGAGAAATAGATATTAAAGATAGAAAAGTAAAATCTTTAGGTGGATATAGGAAGAACCAAAATCATATGATATAATCCGATTTATGGATTTGCTCATATTATTATTTTTAGTTGTTTTAGTTATTGAAAACTATGGTAATTTATATAATTTCTTAACTGGCAAATCAGATAATACTCCTTATTATTATTACAAAAAGGATACTTGGAATTGGCAAGATGATTGGGATAGAGATGACATCTTATAACGGAGGCAACGGTTTTACACAAAAAGAAATGTTAAATTTGATACTAGAAGGACAACAGGATATAAACAAACGCATAGATGAATTACATGAAAAAGTTAATCAAAAAATATCAAGACAAGAGTTATCGGGCTGGTTAGTTGCAATCTCGGCATTGGTGGTGTTAATCAATAATTTAATGTGAAAAAACTAGCAGTATTAACTGCAGTTCTTTTACTAGCTGTGCCTATACATTCTATAGCAGAAGAAACTACAGTAACAGAAACTTTTGATAATCAAGAAATAAATACAGATATTACATTTGTATATGGAGCTAGTGACACAGAGTTAACTGCTGCTACTTCACAAAGTCCTGATTGTACTAGTACAGAAGAAGCAGGCCTTATAGGTATAGAAGATATGGATTGTTTTCAAAGCGTATATTTTGGTAATGATAGATATCAACTAGGTATAAGAGGTAGTTCTGACAATCTTACTATTGCATTTCCTAATGAACCTTACGAAGTAGGTTTTAATTATGCTGCTATAGACCAGGGTCCTGTATCTGGTACTGTGTATTACGATAACGGTGCATCTGAAACTTTTACATTAGATAACAATACTGATATAGAAGTAGCAGGTAGTAAAGTATTTGCAGTAGCTGAAGGTGTAGAAACATTTATTACAGAGATAGTTATAGAAGGAATTACTGATTGGTGGCTCATAGATAATGTATACTATAAGTATGATGTACCTAATAACACGCCACCTAGTACGACAACAACTAGCACAACCCTCCCCAAAGCAGAAGATGTCGTTGAAGATAATATTACA